AAGCTCAGGGGCGAGGCTGTTCAGGTCAATAGGCTGACCCTTGAAACTAACCACACCAGTCTCATTCACATCCACCGCCCCGACGTTACGAGCACGGAGGATGGTCTTGAAGTATTCGTTGTTGACGATGTCGGGGTTGGCGCCGTTGTCGATGATGCGACGGACGGCGTCCTGAGTCGCGGCGGTCTTCTCCACCGTGATCATGTCCAGCGACAGCTTGTAGTTCTTAGCGGCGACTCGGGAGTTATTCCCCATCACCACTTCTTGCAGCTTTCCGTAGGCCGGACTGTTGTCGTCCAGAAGGTCCAGCTGCTGCTGAAGGTAACGGTTGCGCTCAGTCTCGTTCGGCATCTTAGAGCTGCGCATAAGCGTATCGTTGAGCCAGTCCATCTGGTCATCCTCGTACGCCTTTCCGTTCACCTGAGACCTGAGGCCCCAGTACTGCTTCTTGGTGTGACGCCCCGGCTTGTAGTCTTGGTCCTGAAACCAATCCCGCATCTTCTGGGGGTCGCCCTTGACCGCATCGTATTGGGTCAGGTATGAAGTTTCAAAGTCATTCCACCGAGCAGCCTCGACAGTCTTCTCCATCTGCTCATAGGCAGCGATACCCTTCTGGATACCGCCCGCCACGCCAGCGAAGATGTTCGCCAGCTCGCCGCCAGTCTTGACGACACGAGCCTGATTGGGGTTGATCTGAAGCTGCGGCCCGGCGTTTACGGCTCCACCTCCCATGGGGGAGATATCCAGAGCCTGCGGGGTGAAGGTATTCTGCGTCTGCTGAGTACCTGCGGTTTGTCCACCGCGTTCCCGCCTTTCATCAGGCATAGGCATTTGTTATCTCCTTGGTCAGGGGACAATACCGGAGAAGGCAGTCATCGTCGAGATGCTGTTGCCTCCGGTGTTGGCAGTGTAGTTCGAGTAAGCCTGCGTCGTGTTACCAGCGGAGCCGCCCATGCCAGCAGCCACACCAGCCAGACCGCCGAGACCCTGCGCGATGGCGCCGAGCATCTGGCCGGTCGCACCCGAGGTGTCGGGAGACGGGATGGGGGTGGAGGGGACATAGGTCGGAGGCTGATCCACGGGCCGGAGGTTGCGCTGCTTGAGCTGCTGGTTCCTCTGGCTGCGGAAGGCTTCCATCTCATTACGGTTATTCACGCGCATACGAACCATGTCAGCGTAGAAGTCCTGTTCGGCCTGACGCTGGATGGCATCTGCGGTACCTCCACGGCCAACACCACGAGACGCGAGCGTAGACTTCTGCTTCGCTCGGATCGTGTCCTGCTGTCGTGAGATCTGGTACCAGTTGTAGTTCTGTTGGTCACGCAGGGCACGCTGCCCCGCGAGCATGGCTTGAAGCGACTCGCGCTCCAGCGTGGCATTAGCCATGAGGCGATCGAACTCGGCGAGTCCCATCTTACCCCGCTGCTGGGTGAGCTCCATCTGCTGATTGAACTCTTGCCACTTGCGGTTGATCTCCGCCTGCTGCCACTGAGCCTTCGCCTGAGAGGCGCTAGCTGAAGCGGACGCAGCGGAGCCCATGACACCCATAGCGAGTGAGCCAATACCAAGTGCGGCTGCTACTCCCATTAGGTCGCCTCCTTTATCTTGCGAAGTACGGCCTGAGGATCAGACCGAAGCTCTTCTGTTTCTACATAGTAAATTGGTTTGTTGAGTGAGCTCAGGAGGATGCGGATCTCCCAGAACATCCGATCGACAGCCATGGCATCCAACTTGACGCCTTCGGCCTTAGCCGTCTCCTTGATCGAGACCATCTGGGCGTCGAGGTCGTTGCGGTGCATGACCACAATCTTATCGACGGTGTGCCAGTCCACCTGCGGAAACGAGGGGGACCAGATCTTCACTACTTCCTTTGCTCCAAGACTAATCCGTTCATCCTTGTCCAGCAAGACCTTGATGTCAAGATCCCAGTAGCCAAGGGGGTTCCGCTCAGGAGCGGCGTAGGACGGGAAGAGACTGGCGGCGGGATGTGGATCCCACCCGGCCCCGATCAGCGTCCTCATCATTGCTGAGGTCCCGCTTCGAGGACCGATTCCAGTTACGACAATCCCCATCTCTTACCTCCAAAGATAGTCTTACGCTTCGGCCCACGGTCACGTGAGCCTCCGTAGATGGTGTTAGTGCGGCTCGTACCTGAGCCACCACGGGCTTCGCTAATGATCTGCCCACGGCGGCGGTCGTCGGTCCACATCTTGACATAGTCGTCCTCAGCCTTCTTGAGGTTGCGGGCGGCCATGGCGTCGACGTCGACCTGTAGGTACGGCTTCCAGTATTCACACGCAGCCGACAGGACGTCGACACGGTCGTCGTGCTTGAGTGCACCACGCATGTCCGTCAGTCGGGTGATCTGCTTCTGCGTCTCCTCGTCACGGATGGCCCGTGCGTTGAAGACAAGTCGGTGGTTGGTGGTGACGGGCTCGAGGTTGTCGAGCATACGCCGCTCCTTCTGACCTGACACGCGGTACTCTTCCACGGCACAGCCGTTGACCATTTTGTACGCGATAGGCCGGAGCAGCGCCGCCACAGCGCCGTCGCCGAAGTTAGACTCCACCCGAATGGAGGTAGCCTTGTACTTCATTGCCAGCTTGCAGATGTGCTGCAGGGTCGGCTCGCTGTAGCCACCCTCGAGACCGAGGATGTCATGGACCACAATGTATCCGTTAGCGAGCGAAGCAATACACACCGCCGTCTCGTCACTACCACGACCCGAGGGATCCACGAACACCACAGTCTCCTGATAGGGGATGTAGGTGTCAGCGATATACATGGGCCGGTAGATGATGTCACCGGACATGCCCACCGAAGGCATGCCACGGTACGGCTCGCCGTTCGCCCAGATGACCTTCGAGGGAAAGACCTCGGGGTCAACGTCGAACACGATCAGGTCCGCGAGACGAAGCGGGTACTTGCCGACGTCGCTGAGGGTACAGTCGAGCCGGTAGTGTAGGTCGAACTTGGTAGGACCGATCTTGGCCTTACGCTCGAGGAGCAGCTGGTCCGAGAAACGCTCGGGCTGCGTCGAGGAGCCGGGCTCGCCGGGGAGCTGCAGGATCCAGTCGGCCACGCCCTCCACCTGAGACACCACGGTGGGGTCAGGGATGACGGCGGGGAACTTCACCTGCGGGTAGCTCTTGGCGAGCTGGTTGTAGATCGAGTCCTTGGTCTGAGGCGTGCCGAGCAGGATCACTCGACCGCCGGGGTTACGGATCTGCTCCAACTCGTGGAGTCTGCCAAGCAGCTTGTCTCGCTGGATGGCGGTGTCGGAGTTGCCTTCGATCTCAACGTCATCGCTGATAACGATGTCGGCGTGGCTACCAGTGATCTGACTGGTGATACCACGAGCGAAGACCGAGGCGTCCTGACCAACCCTCATACGCGCTCCACAATTGAAGGCAAACGCATTGTCGGTCATGTTCTCCTTAGGTGCGAGGTGGTTGCAGTACGGCACCAGATCCAGAATGCGGCGGGTCATCGAGATGAACTCCACGGCCTTCTGAGCGGTAGCCGACAGAACCATGATGGTGCAGTCGGGATTCCGAAGGAGGAACCACGACGCAAGGATCGAGGTCAGCACAGACTTACCGGCACCACGGCCAGCCTGCAGCTGCATGTCCGTTCCATAGGACTGCAGAGCTTCGGCCATGGCATACTGAAGACCAGTAGGTTCCACGCCGAAGAGGTACTTCATCGCACAGTAAAGATGGTTACGGAAGTCCTCGATCATCTCCTCCGGCACATTATCCGGAATGAGATCCTTGTTGATCGGGTTCATTGATTACTCCTTGGTGAAAGGGGAGGCGAGCCGTTAGGCTCACCCACCCGTCTTGAGTTTGAAAGGCGCGGCATCCTTGAGGATGTTGCGAAGCTCGGCAGTCTTGATGTCCGAGCTATCCTCAGCGAGGCCACGGTAGTCCGAGAGGAGACCTCGAGCAACTTGCGCCCACCCAGCCGTCGGCTCAGCCTTGAGCTGGGAGATCACAGCGTCGAAGAGGACCTCCTCGAGTTCGTCAACTTTCTTCATAAGAATCACCACTTGACGCGGTCAGCCCAGTAGGCCGCCGACATCTTTCCTTTCTTGATGTTCTTCGCATGGCGAGCCTTGAACGCGGCGCGCTTCTTCTTCATTGCCTCAGACTCGCCCGCCTTGGGCTTGCCTGCGGTCTTCGCGCCCTTCTCGCCGAAGCGAATGAGCTTGACCTTGTCGCCCTCCTTGGCGACGACGACGTGGGACTTCGTCGGATGCTTGGGCGTAGCCTTGGGCTTGTTGTAGCCCGAGACCCCAGCCCGCTCCAGACGCGGGTCCTTCTTCTTCTTTGGCTTCTTGGCAGCCATCACTTCCCCTTCTTGGGGGACTTCTTGCCCTTGGGCTTGTAGGAGCCCTTGAGCCACATGGTCTTTGACTTGGAGCCCTTACATTTCTTGCAGCTCATTGTGACCTTCCTTCCTTCTTGGCAGCCTTGACGTCCTTAGGACGGACGCGCGGAAGCTGCTTAGGGTTATGGGGTTTCTTAGCTTGCTTACGCATCATTATCCTTGAATGATTTGGTAGTAGTAATTTCGAGAACGGTCACACGACCCTCGAGTTCCTGAATTTTGTTAGCGTGGGCATGCTTCGCCTTATGCAGGTTACCAAGATCCTCGTCCGTGTGCTTAGACCGCTCGTTGAGAACACTCAGGCTGGTGTCGATTGACGTCAGCTTGCGGATAGTCCACAGCATCAACGACGCGGGGATCAGGATCTGGACGATGTCCGAGACTGTGAGTGCCTCGACCATGACTTACCTGCCTCGCGAGATAGCAGAACCCCCAAGATAAAAACCAACGGCGGCCAGCAGAGCAGCGCGCATCTCGGGGAGAACAACGATGCCCTTGATTTCGTCCCATCCTCCGGTGAAGATTCCGAGGAGGTCCCATGGGGCACGCTCGGATTCGACGAAGGTGGAGACACCCGTGACGGCACCGAGGAAGGGCGCAAGACAGAGGACCCAGAGGATGGTAAAGACGAGCACCCGCCGACCGAGGTGCCCACCACGCTTAGCAGCGCGGTCGTGAGAATCATCAGAAGCCTTCTGCTTCTTGAGTACGGCCTCAAAGGCTGCCTGCTGCGACTCCGCTTGCATCGCCATAAAGCGAAACACGAAGCCCATCAAGCCACCTCCGAGCATAGAGATTAGTTCGAGATTCATAGATCAACAGTCCAGTCTGCCTCGGGAACGCCGAGACGATCGGGGTGCATAGGAATACGAGAGTCCTCGTTGTTATCCGTGATCCACCACGATGAGTCACCGTGAACTTCGATCCATCCGTCAGTCCCGTTACGCCACTGAATGGCAATAAGCCAGTCAGAGAAGATGGGACTGTAACCAGCGTCCATAAAGATCAGGAGCATTTCCATATCACATTCCCGAACCTCGCACCCGATTTCCGGGCAGGGATCAGGATCCCAGTTACAGAAGGCGCGATGCCAACCAACAGCACTATGCTCAGGCACGATGCGCTCGTCCCCGGCCATCCACATGATAGCCGCAGCGGACCAAGCACCCTGCCACTTGCCAGCGATGGTGACAACTCTATCCTTCTCAATCTCCCAATACAGATCAAACCCACCGTATGCCGAGCCCCCGTAGGAGTCGATCGTGAGGATGATAAGACGGCCATTGGCTTGCTCACGAATGTCGAGCCACTTCGTCGCATCGTGACGGAATACTTCGCCAATATACCAAACACTGATGGAGGACGAATCCTCCTCAGTAACAATAAAGTCGCCTGCCGTCGCCGCAGAGGTGACGAACAGGGCTGCAATCAATCCCCAGAAGTATCGCATTGTAAACTCCGTGTTCCAGGTCCATACCCCTTGAGGTACGTTAGCGGGACCCTATGTTGTAATAAGAAGGCCCCCGGGGGACACAGCTCCCCCGAGGACCACTATGAGGGTAGATCGTCCGACGCTGCTGCCCGCAGGCACTCCGAAGAGTCCTGTGGCTGCTGCACTAGAAATGGCGTAACCAATACGTTCGCATTGTCTCCACGGTGGGAGGAGTTACCTGTTTCTTCTGCATCAGCAGTGTTGGCGGTCCTAAGGTCAATCCAGTTTATTGGACTTCTTTCGATTCTGTTCAGCCGTAATCACCTGAAGATTATCAGGAGAGTGCGTTCCACCTCGACTAAGAGGAATGATGTGATCTACTTCATGCGGAACACCAGTTTCTGCGGTCAGTCGCTGCGCCTCCTCGTAGAAGGATTGGCACTTTGCTCTGTCCTCAGCTGACGTTCCGTAAATCAAAGCACGTCGTTTGGCGTTAGCCTCACGATATTTTTCCTTGTTGTTTTGGTAGTACGCTTTTCTATATTCAGGTGAAAGTCTGGAGCTGGGGTTGTTGTACCACGGCTCCTTGGTGCGCTCTCGGGCCGCATCTTTAGATTGCTTCCAAGACACGCACGCTTCGCACCTACACTTCTTTTTGACGTACCCCGTCGAGGGAGCACATCCATGTTCATTACACATACACACATGCTCCTCTCTGTCCTAAGGTCACTCAATGATTTCAAGCTTCACATACATATCAGCGTTCATGCCGATGTTGGTGCCGTTACCGGCGGGGTCGTTGTCAGGCATGACAGTAAACTTCGAGTCTTCGATGATCATACGGATGAGGGAGGCATTGCCCAGCGGATTGATGCTGGTGGCTCCGTAGGTGGAGATCAGAGTAGCAAGGTCATCCGAGGTCACCGTGACGTTCAGGCCGTTGGTGTCTGTCACTGTCATGCGAACCTTCATGTTCGGGTAGGCAGTGACGAAGGCATCTCGTGCCGTCTGATTTCCGAGCGAGAAGTCGACGATCCATGCGACCTGAACAGAACCGTTGTACCGCATACGAGGGAAGGTGGACGTAGTTGTCCAAGTGCTTCCCGTGCTATCGAGCAGGGTGTAGGCTGAGGTGTTGGCCTGATACCAACCACTGCCGTTGATGCTGAGAGCAGTCGCTGAGTCCTCTTCCTTAGTCCAAGTCGTGAGGATAGTCTCAGGAGCAACGACCGTAACAACGTCAGCGTCCACCACTGGGGTATCCGCTGCTGTAGCAGAGGAAGCCGTGCAGGTCACCGTGTAGGTGTCAGCCGTGTGGAAGGTGATGGTAGCGTTGGCCGTAGTTCCGCCCGCAATAGTATAGTCGACGCCGCCGCCAGTGCCCGGAGTCACAGACCACAGGTACGTAGCATCCGTGACGCTGCCGTCAATGGCCGCCGTATAAGACAACGGAGTATCGACGGTCGTGTCGCCGGGGTCGCTAACGGTAATATTACCGAGCAGGTTGCCTGAGCCAGTGGTCGCAGCAACGACTCGGTCCCAGATAAACAGCTGCATTGCGTAGGCGCCAGTCGTGTTGGGGTGGACCCCATCGAAGAGCCAAGCAGCACTGAACGCGGCTTGGTCAACGAACTGAGACTCGCAGTAGGACGCGAGGTCAACGCACACACAGTCGGCGCTGTTGTTGTCGGCGTACTCCTTGAGTAGGACATTGAACGCCTCTCGGTTAGTGCGCTGGGTCGGATCGGCGATTTCCGCGTCCTTACCATACACAGTAACGAGCACGAACTTGACACCGGA